CTTTGACCATAATCGGCTGTCGCGTGATACTTGACCCACAGCCGGTTACGTCGAGATCTAATCCCGTCATGGAGGTTTTCCATAGACGGAGTCCTAGCAGAACGCTAGACATCTCTTATTTACATGCCACTTACCGTTACGCGGTAGCCCTTGTCCAAGCTCAATAAGAACAGGGCATACGCAGGCGAGGGTGAGCAACCCCCTCAGTGACAATACCTCCTCTCAACAGAGATCAATTTCATTTCCTTACTAAATTCCGGTAGCCTTACGCGACCGAGGTGCCACATGCCACGAAACCGACATCACGCTAAACCGTCGAGATTTCAATTCCCAAACGGACCCTGGCCATTCAGCGCACCAGCATACCTTCATTTTTCAGTTAAATCCATTGACGTTGACGACGCCAGGTAGAGATGACCAACTAACCAGCGGACTCCTCCCTCCTAGGGAGCTTAGATCCTCTGCATCAACTCAACGACCACAACGGCGGTTCCCAATAATGGGCTTCCCACTTTCGAACCCAGCCAACCTCAAGTTCCCATTGGGCGAACTCAGAGTCAACCTCATCGATTTCTAGCTGTTTTCTTTCTTCCAGGATGGAACGAACCCGATCGCAGACCCGACACTCTTTTTCAAAGAAGAAACCATCATCTCCAAGGCAGATGGTCTCATGTGAAAGGTCATAACAATCCGCGATCCTCCGAGGAATCCAGACAGTCTTTAAGTGGTCGGCCCGCAAGAGCCTCCCCAACGCACGACGCCGCCCCATCCGGCGATAACGCGTCATCCTCTCCTTCCTTAACCTTTTTTTCACCTCCCTTAAATTTTCTTTTTCTGCCTTTCTAAACTCCCCACCGTCCCAATGTTCCGCAACAACAGCCTCCGCCAACTCGGAGTCAAGATGCACACCGAACGGATCCTCCGCACGAACAAGATCGAGACCCATAGGGGGCTCGACGCGGAAGATCTTCCTCGCATCATGACCACTCAAGTACACTTCTCTGGACTCGACCTCCCGGGTAAGCCGAAGCTCCCCGGGACAAGACACCCGGAACCCCAAGGAAAAGAGGTTCAAACCAGAGGCGCGAATCAGGTCTCTAAAATGAATAGAGAGACAGTGTACAAGTTGACGGGTCTTGTTAGACCGAACGGAAGAAAAGGGACGGAGGATGTCGTTCATTACAGTACCCACATCACGCGGATCACGCAATGTGAGACCTGCCGCCCTAACGAAAGGGATCATACGGAATCTCGACGAAAAATAAGTCGAGTTCCCCGTAAGGAACCGCGACGAATAAGAAGTCTTCTTCTCGTTCAAATGAAACCCGATCCGGGCAGCTTCTCTTTTGTAAATTTTCACCCATTTCTCAGACGCCTGGACGATGAGATCGTCACCGTTAATTAATTTTGGCATCTCTCCTTCACCACAAATTTTATCAACCCATCGAGCAGCAACAAAATTTTGGAGGCACAGCAAGGGGAAAGAACATAAGTTCCCCATCAACTGACCAACTATCGGCTCAATGGAAGAGTTGGAAAATTTTATGGTAGGGCGAAGTGAACGACGAGCCTCCGAAAGGAGAGGAATGGCAGCAGGGGAGGAACCCGCAGCAATGGAATCTAAAATTCTCTCAGCGACCTCAATCCGAAGATTATCAGTGGCCGCGGTAAAATCCGCCGACAAGTACCTCATGCCGGGCCGAAACCCAGCAGAGACTAAAGACTTGTGGCGAAGACTACCACGAAGCAACCACTTTTGTTTGGATAGACGGTCATAGATTACCGTATGTACGGGTTTTAGGAGCAGGTAAGAGGGATGGTTCTTTACGAGAGGACGAGGCTTTCCGGGGGCATTCGCAACCATGTACTGGGGCGTATGCAAGACCTCCGGCTTCTCCAGACTACTTAAATAGTCCTCTCTCCGTCCCGCCCAGGATAGGTAACTCCCACCTTGAGATCGTGTTGCCACGGTCGTCGAAGAAAACGGAGGAGTCACCCGTCTGGCATGGCGCTCTATCTCACCCTTCCGAATTCCGTTCGGAAAAATCTCACGGATCACTTCATCCACAAATTGAAGATAACCCTCAGGCAGAGGATCCTTTCTTTGTGTCAGCCTTCCGATCAATTCTTCCTCCAATTCAACCCCCATACAGTCACAGCTCTCAGGCCATGACTTTGGAACGGAGGCAATTGCCGCGGAAAACGAGAGCATATAAAGCTCATCCACGCCCTGTGCGGAATTTCCGGCCAAACAGGACACCAAATCGACGTTGAGGGACTTCCTAAGCCTAGCTATGTATGCACCGCACTTGCCGTTAATCGGAAGCGGGTCTACACCTGATGCCAGGCCATAGAATCCCTCAATAAAGGAAACCGCACGTTTTGTAGCAGTGCGGACGCTGTGTTGGAACGCTTTACAGCGTTCAGATGCAGGATAATCTGCGGTCTTTGACGAACAACTCGTCATGGGCGTAGAACTACAAGGGCAGCTCTTGAGCGTCCAATCTAAGGCTTT